AATGTAACCGCAAGACGCTTCAACATATTGTTAAAGTTTAAAATCTTGTCTGCAAATGCTACATTGCCAGTTTCAATCTTAAATATATCTTCTAATGACTTCTTAACTAGCGGATGTATTAGTGTATCTCTTAATGCTGGATGTGATGCTTCTCTATATCCATTTCTTCTAGCCATTTCAATAGTAGCTTTTTCTGTTTTAGGAACAATTAAACCCATTGTTTGATTATCACCATAAGCTATGCCAGTTTTCTTTAACACGCCCACAATTTCAGCACCCATAATAGCTTTACCCATCGACTTCATGTAAGCACCTAATATTTCTATAGGGTCTGTTTCTATATTGTATTTTTTAGCTAGTTCTAATACTGTACCTTCAAGTTTTCTTTGGTTTCCGTAACCAGACTTACGACTAAGTTGTTCAGTTACTAATGCAACTGCATCTTTAAATTGACCTTGTGTAATCTTATCTTTAAATATATGCGTTACATAAGTTTCAGCAACACCTTCATCAAAAATATTACGCCTAATGGCTTTGCTTTTCATCTTTTTAAGTAACTTTCTCCAAACATCAACAAGTTCTTTTTGGTCTGGCGTTATTCTTGTTTTAGCTTGGTCATATTCTTTTGCTAGTTGTTTATCTTTAGGTTTTTTCTCTAGCAATAACACAAAATCTCTTCTGCTTTCTTTGTCTGGGAACTCTCGTTTAATTGCTTTTACTAATGAAGCTCCTTCAGCTTCCATAATATCTCTACCTTTTTTAGCATCAGCAAATACATCGTATGATTTCTTTTTAAGTTTTAATGCATTAATGTTTTGACTTTTTAATACTGCTCTACCACCACCTAATGCCAATGCTCCTAGCATTGCACCAATAAACGGGTCATCTTCAAATAAAACAGCACCACCTACAGCTCCAATTGCAGCAGCTTTACCTATTTGCATACCAGTTGCTCTAGTTGGAGGTGTTAATGCTTCTTCTCTAAATACAGTTTCATAACTTGCAGGTGCTTCAGTTTCTTCACCTTTGATTCTTGCTTGTTTGCCTCTACCTTTTTCGAGTTCTTGAGAGAATTTACTCCAGTTGTTTTGATAGTTAGCTTTTTCAGTTTCAAATATTTTAGATTGAGGGTTTTCAAATCTTTCTTTTGCTATGTTTCTAGCAGATAAACCAAGTGCTTCTTCACGACTCATACCTTTGTTTTTGTTTTGAAGATTGTCAGCACCTTTAGCCATTGCTTTTTTAATACTTTCTTCAAGAACTTTTTGAGTTTCTACTGCTACACCTAATCCTGTGTTTGACTGAATCATTTGTTCTTCACGAATCTTTTTGGTGTTTTCAATAACTTTATTTTCCCAAAAGTTATATCGTTTTGTATGGTCTAAACCTTTAGGTAATGCAACACTATCATCAAATGTCTTGCCAAAACTTTCTCCACCCTTAGGAGTTTCTGGTGCTTTGGTTGTAGGTTTCTTAACAGGTTCAAATGTTCTAAGATTTTCTATGGTATCACCATATTTCATTCTTACTGGACCTTGACCTTTGGATAAATCAGATTCTGCTTTTTTGCTAAGCATCTTTTGTATAACACTTGGACCAGTTTCATAACCAGTCTTGTTTACTGCACCAAAGAATGTACCTAGCAAACCACCCATTGCAGCACCTTTACGAACATTATCACCATCAAGGTAACCTTTAAATGTTAAGTCATGCAATCCTTCGTATGCAGCACCATAAGTAGCACCCTCTAGACCACGACCTAAGATGCTTTCAAATCGTTTTATGTATTGAGGCTTTACATTCTTGGCAAGTTTTGCCATTTTTTGAGCTTTAAGTGCAGCCTGTGTGCCTTTTTCTATCATTCCAGGAATGCGAAGATAACTAACTAATAATAACTCTGGGTCTTTTACAACCATTCCAGCTAATGCACCTAGTGTGTATCCTGGATTTTTAGCCATTTCAATGATGCCATCTATAACATCAACATCATCTGGCGTATATCCGTATTTCTTTTGTACTTCTGTTATATCTTGATTCTTATTATCATAAGCATCGTACATATCATTTTCAAACTCACGCATAGTTGCGTTGTTTGCAGCACGAGATTCTTTTTCTTCCTCAGTAAGAGGTTGAGATTTTTCTAATGTAGAGTAGTAGTTTTCTAATGCAATAGAGTCTGTGTAACCAATGCTACTACCAAACTGCTCCATGTTATATTTAAACCATTTGCGTTTTTCTTCATCATCAGTAAGAAGAAATTTATCTTCAAAGGCGTTCCATATAATTGAATCAACATCGCTAAATCCTGCTACAGGACTAGCAATAACGCCTTCTTCTCTAGGTTGTGGAGTTGTTTGCTGCCAGTACTGTTTTTCAGCGGCAACTTGCTCAGGACTTTTGTTATCGTCAAACGCTAAATAACCAACACCTTCTACAAATTCTACGCCCATATTTTAAAATAACCAATCAAAGAATCCTTCATCTTCCTTTTCAGGTTGTTGAGGTGCTTTACTTTTAATTAGAGTAGAGCTTTGAGGTACTGTACTTGCTTTAATTAAATCAGCAATACCTTGAGAAGTAGCACCACCACTCTGTGCATACAAACCTAAATAATTATCAAATGTTTCTGCATTAGTAAGTATTTGTTGCATATCTGATTTAGATAATCCCATACTACCTAACCAATTAGAAAAACCTTGTGCTTCGTTTTTAAGTGTACTTGTAAAGAAATCTTTAGTTCCCTCTGAAGCTAAATCAAAATTTTCATTACCCAATGCAATCTTACCAAACTGTTGACCAATGTCACCTGTTCCATAAATACTTTTAAATCTATTTGCTACAGCATCTAGTTGAAATTTACTTGGTTTAATAGCTTCAGCCATGTTTTTAGTTGTAGTTGCACTACTTGAGGCTAAATCTTGAAATGTTTTGGCTAGTTCTCTATCGCCTAACTCAACACTTCTTGCAGCCATTTGTGAATATGTATTAACATTTTTTGGTGCAGAACCAAACTCTGAGTCTAATGCTGCTAAAGCTCTTTGTCTAATTCGTGTTGGGTCAGTTGGAGTCATTCCAAACATCATCCTTAAATTATCCGCATCAGTAGTTGCTGCCTGTACATCAGCTCCAATTGCAGTTTTTCCTAAATCATAAATACTCATAATTAATACCCAAAGTAATTGTAATCATCAGCTGGAATACCAGATGAGTTAAATAAGCCACCAACAAAATCTGTTACATAAGGCTGTGCTTTATTAGCCAATTGATTATATAAATCAACTTTAGCATTTGTTTGTTGTTGTGATGCTAAGTTAGATGAAACTTGTGGTAATGCTGTTCCATAGGCTTGTAATCCAGCTAATGCAGGATTAGGAGTTACTTTACCAGCAGTAGCTAAACTAGAATATTCCATAGGCAAACCAGCAATTTTAGTTCCAGCACTTATATCACCACTTTCATAAGTACGATATTGTTGTCCTATGTTTAGTATATCTTTTAATGCTGTTTGTTCATCTAATAAGTCTTGTGTAGCAAATGATTCTTCTAATGCTTCTTGTTGTCCAGCACCACCAGTAGAACCTAATCTACCTTGTTCAAATAATCTTGCTTCTAAAGCTTCTCGTTTTAATCTTCTTTGTGGTTCCCTTAATGCACTTCTTTCTTTTGATAAACCCATTGCAGCAGCAACTGGGTCTTGAGTATATTTTTCAATAATAGGGGAATAAGTACCAGCTCTACCCATTAATCTATCATAAACAGCTTGATATTCTGGGGATAAAGATTGTTCAACTGTGCGTGATTCAGTATCAAAATTTAAACCACCATAAGCTCCAGTAACATCCCAAGGCATAGCATATTGATAAGCATCTTTTACGGCACCTGTTGTTGCTTGACCAACAGCACCAGCAGAACCACCGCCACTACTACCACCACCGCCAAGTACAGCACCACCAATCATTCCGCCTAGTTGTGGCATACCAAAAGCACTACCTACTGCAGTTCCTAGTACTTTTCCTGCTATTCCGCTAAATAATCCCATAATATGCTCCTAATTTCTTACCATTCTAAAAGAATTGCTCCGTCTTGTCCATCAATACCTACACCTAGTCCAGGCTGTCCACCACCATTACCATATCCAGAACCTCTATTGCTTGAGTTTCCGCTAGGAGGTGTACCAGAACCATTTGTTCCGCCAGTAATAGCACCTACATAACCATATCCAAGATACAGGTCTGGATGAGGACCTCTACCACCATTACCTAAACCAGAGCTTTGACCATCTGGATGTTCTGTTCCTGTAACACCAGGAGTACCACCAGCACCACCATAACAAATTTGACAACCATATCCACCACCAGTTGCTGTAACTAATGCAGTAGCACCTCTTTTAATTATTGTATCTTCACCAGATAAACCAGTACCTAATGTAGAGTTGTTTGGATTGTATGAATAATTAGAATTAAATCTATATGATGCACCATAACCTCTAAGTCCAACTACCATAGTTAATGTTTCACCAGGAGTTGTAGATATTGTTCCAGTTGCTTTACCACCTGCACCACCACCTGAACCTACCCAAGCATCACCATTATTATTACAAGCACCAGAACCACCACCTGCTCCATAAATAGTATAAGTTAATGTTTGAACACCAGCAGGAACTGTAAAAGATGTTGTTCCAGCAGAAGTTATATCTTGTGAACCTGCTTCATATAAAACAGATTTCCAAGTACCAGCGTCTTTTACATATACATCAAGACAGCTTTTCCAGCTGCCTCCATCTTTAATATATATTTCTTGAAGTTGTTTCCAAGAACCGCTGTCTTTAATATAACTCGGCATTAACTACTCACTTTATACCAAATATCTCCATCACTTCCACCACTAGGTGCAGAAGTTGATACTGTTCTAGTTCCATAACCATTAGATGTTGATGATATATCTAATGCTCCACTATTATGTGTAAGCCCTGTACCTGCTGCATTTGTAATTGCAGTACCTACAAAAGCAGTTGTTGCTACTTGTGTAGTATTTGTACCAGTAGTTGCTGTAGAAGCACTAAAAGATTCAGCAGCATCTCCATTTACATCTGCTTTTGTATTTACAGCAGTTTCAATTAATTCAAATTCATCATCAAAGTCATCACCAGATATAATTTTTTCTGGGTCTGAGTCAGATAAACTATCTTTGCCTTGCCAATAACTTGACCTTCTATTGTAATCACTCATCGTATTTTCCCTTGTTTATACAATAAACTCATGTCTTGTAATGATGCTACATATCCTGCTGTCACACCAATCATTTCTATCGCTAATGTTTTAGCACTTCTTGATAGTGGTATATTGTATTCTTTTAAAGAGTAATATGGAGCGTATTTAGCAGCACCATACAATGCTGTACTAGAACCCCACAAAAAGTTTGTTCCACTAGGTACTGGATTTAATTGAAATGTTTGTGTACTAGCTGCTTGTGTACTATAGTCTGTGTACCATTTAACTGATACAGTTGCACCTTGTCCACCTTCAATAACTGCTTTCATTTCTTTAAGTAAAGATGCAATAACACCTTCACCTAAATCAACCCATATTGTTTTTAATGTTCCAGTATATGAAAAATTATTAGATGAGCCACCACTTACATATTCAGTATCGTAGTATCCTTCATATTCACAAATAGAACCTTTCTTTTGACCAATTAATAAATCAAATCCATTTGTATAAATTAAAGAAGTTGGCTCTCTGTTTGAGTTAAAGGTCCATTTAGTTATTCTAGGAACAGAACCAAAATCAGACGGGACTTTATGTTTTAAGTCAAATACATAAGTGACATTTAAATCAACAAAAGATAGTAAATAAATACCTTCGTTTTCTACATATACACCTTTAACATTATTTGTATTATCAATTAAACGAATAATAGTATCTGTTATGTTTCTTGATAAATCTTGTAATGGTACTTTGTCTTTTTGAGATGTTCTGTAAAGTGACCTTAATCCTGTTTTTGATAGAAATAATAAATCATCACCAACATTTACAATCGAATCTCTAGATACACAACCAACACCTCGTATTACTTCGTCTAATATAAAATCATTAGCTTTTGGGTCTGTAGGATTATTGTAAATAGCAATATTATTTTCACCAAAAAATACAATCTTTCCATAAAAAGGTGCAATACCCACAATAGTATCTTGACCCCATACTGTTTTTAAATCTAAATAACCAGCACCAGATGTACCCCACTTATGTGCAAGTAATAAATCTGAATACCATACTACATTGTCATTTTCCGTAATACCTCCAGCCCATACACGACCATAAAACCCCAATGCACATGATGGGTCAAATGTAGTCCAAGAACTATTACCACTAAATGCAGAATTGTTTTCTAATAAATCCCATGTACCAGCAGTTTTGTTATATTCAAGCGGTGCATGACCACCTTGAACAGCGTATAAATTTTCATTAAACTTAATAAATTGCCAATCATCACCAGTAATGCCAGTTAATCCAGTACTTGTATATGATGCGTCTGGTGTTGTAAAGTCTATTTTATAAACTTGTGTGCCTATTCCAGCAAAATATTCATAAGTAGAACCATTTTGAAATTCAACCAATGAACCTATAGGCAATGCTGTTGAGCCTGAACCATAAGTATTTGCAAGTATTTTTTGTTTTAATCCCTTACGAAAAGATATACGACCAGATTCTCTAATAACTATGTTTTCTGCTTTAGTTAAAAAAGAAGCGTCTAATGACGCTGGATTTGATTGAGTGTTTAATCCGTTAAGACCAATATTATCTAATGACTTAAATTGTATTTGTTTAGCCATTCCAATTTCTGTGTGTTTCTGTTACAAAAAAATCAGATTCAAATTGAGTATTACCACCATCAATAATAATAGCTTGTCTTAATGCTTCTTTAAATTCATCTGCTGCAATACCTTCTTGTAAACCACCATCTTCACCTCGTTCAGCAATTGCTCTAGCCCACGCACCTAATATAACTGGTTGTGCTGGTATAGATAATTCTGTTGATGCAGTTGTTAATGTGTCTTGATACTTTACAACATCAAAAGTAATTGTATCTGCTGTATTTGGTTTAGGTTCAAAATCTACTTTTAAATTATTACTAGAATCTACACCATTAAATGCATAGTAAAGTGGCTCACCATCTGTTTCTGTAGGATATATATGGTCATTCATATATTGTTTAGATGCTTGTTGCAATCTACGACCAGTTGTTCTATTAACCACATCTAATACTTTTATTTCTTGACCAGAAGATAATGAGTAACTTCTTGTACCATTAACTGTAGTAACACTAACTGGCGTTCTTAATACTAACCAATCATGATATGTTTCAATATTTCTTTTAGAATCATTAATCAAAGAACCAATTAACTTTTGGTAATCTGATACAGTTGCACTATCATTAATATTTCCAGACCAATCAGTAGGAATAGTTGCTTCCCTTAATCTGATTAATACTTCGTTAATTAATTCTCTGTAAGTCATGCTATTCTCCGATTTAGCACATTATAATATAAAAATCAAGACCTTCTCTGCCTTCTTTCTTTCATACCTTGTTTAGCTAAATATGCTTTATATGCAGATGTAGCTTTTGCTTTTGTTGTGTAAATACATTTACCACTACCAATTCTATAATTTCCGTTTGCACATTTAATTACTGGCATTTTTTACATTTACTCCCACTATCGTTGCTAAATAACTTATCTGCTAGTTTGTAAACTAAGTTACGCATACCAAATATAACTAAAACCAAAACAGTTAGTATTGTTGTGTACCATTCTGGTGCTTCTGCTAAATTAGTCCAAGCTTCTTTCATTGTCATTTCACTAAACAAAGGTGTGACAAAATTAACAACCACAGGTAGTGAAAACACCATAACAATAAACTCATCTTTCCATGAGTTTTCCATAGATTCTTCTTCAATCTTTTTTATTTCTATTTCTTTATCCATTACATTGCTAATGGGTTAGAGTTTCTATTATCAATCTTGTTTTCTGCTTTTTCAATATCTCTCATAAGATTTGATATTTTAGAATCTAGAGCATTTATTTTTTCTTTCATGCCAACAATAGACTCAGAGTTAGTTTTAACTTGATTAGTCAAATTAGGTCGTTCTTGTAGTTTAATAATTGCATCTGAGTTTGCAGTTACTCGACCACTCATAGGTGCATCATCATATTCTGGTGTTTTTTCGTGTGCTAATGTTTTAACTTCTGCAACATCATCAAGCATATTTAGATACTCTTGATAAACTACCATACCTGCCCAAATAAGACCAGATACTGCTACAACAATAGTAACAATCCATTGTGCAGACATTTTTTTACCAGCTAATGCTTCTTTAATAAAATTTAGTATTGCTTCCATACCAATTGTTTTCCTTATAAAAATCTATATTATTGAGTTGAATATTATCATTTAATGCAATCTCTTGCTCATAAAAATCTGGTTCGTCATAAAACGCAGCTTCCTCTAATTCAATTAATTCTACTAAGTCAACGCCAGTATATGATTCAAAGTCCATTCCAGTATTGCTAAAAAACTCAGCAGGGTTAGAGAAGTTATTAACACCGACAGCAGTAGCAACAAGGGATGTTGTTTCAATAGCTTGAGCGACTCCCTCACTTCTTGATTCCTTTCTTGTTTCTGTTTTAGATGCACTTTTGCTCTCCTTCTTGGTTGTTGTTTTTGCAGTTGTTGTTTTAGCAACTGGTTTAAGTGTTGATTTAAGTGTAGTAGTAGGTGTAGATACTGGAGTAGGAGTAGGTGCAGCTACAGGCGTAGGTGTTGGAGTTGGTGCAGGTGCTTGTGTTTGTGTAGGTTGTGTAACTTCTGGTTCTGGTGTAGATGGCATTTCTGCTGGAAAGTCATAAGACACTTCTGGTAGTTTTGTATAAACACTATCATCAAGAGCAAGACTAATGCTTGTGTCTGTAATAATGTCTAATGGTATTTCTTGATATTCATAAGTCAAATAGATGTCAGTAATCATTATGTCATCTGTACCACCACTATCAGATATACCACCAACACCTAACCATAACTCTTTTGCTTGACTAAGATTGTCCATGTCATTGTAAATCTTATCTACATCAATCCACTCATTAACAGTTGTAATGTCAAACTCGTGTACGGCATCATCAACCATATTGCCATCAGCATCAATCAATGCAATTGCAATAGCACCTTCACCAGTTGAATATGATTTGTAAGTGTACCCATAGTTTGCTTGAGTTATTTCAAACTTTAGTGTGTCAAGATTAATGTCGTACTCTGCCACAGCAGAATGTTCGTAATTAATATTGCCAGTATAGATGTAGGGGTCTTGTTGCCAAGTGCCATGATTATGAATATTTGGATAATCGTAAGTGCTATCCAAAAACTCAACATAAGGGTCTTGTACTAGATTATCACTCGTAAGAGCGTTAATTCCAGTTGTCAGAACTAGACTTAAACTTGCTATCAGTTTCCGCATTTGCTTTCTCTAACATATTGCCATCTTTATCCATATAACCAGCAGTAACAAGTATGTCTATTTTTTTAAGATAATCTGCATAGTCAGCTCTTAACTCTGGATATTTGTTCCACATATCTCTTGCTTGGTCACCAATTAAACCTTTAAACGGACAAGGTGTACCAGAATCAATCATTGCTTGAAATACTCTAGGGTCTTGGCATAAGATTGCTACTGATGCTACTTTCATATTTGCATTGCGTAACTCTCTTGCTAGTTTAATTCTTTCACAATTTGGGTCGGTTACTGTAGCACCAAATGATATGCCAATAGCATTACCCTGAGCACCACCAGATACACCTGCTACACATACATCATTATTAGTAACAGTTACATTAGGTGCAGCAGCTCTTTGTACTGGTTGATTTTTGTAGTCCATTGTAGAACTAGAAGTTGTGTTATTAGTATTTGTAGATGTAGAAGTAGTGGTTGTTGTAATATTGGTATCGGCTGCTTTTGCATTGCCACTTAACACTAAACCAGCAATCATTATGACACCACCTAGAAGTGTGTAAAGCAATGTTGTAAATTTTGTATTTAAATTTTCTAATTGTATGTCTATACCTTTTAAACGACCATCAATACCAGTAAATTTTTCATCTAGTCGTGTGTTTATCTTGACAACATCTTTTTCAAGTTGTTCTACTTTTTCACTAATCTTAGTCATTATCTCTTAGCTAATTGAGCTCCAAAGTAAAACTCTATAATCATAGATGCCCACTTAAATATTTCTTCGTATTTAACTAGACCTTCTACAGGAACAAATGTAGTTGTTTCACCACCACCAAAACCAAGAAAGCCAGATGACTTTTCTACTACTGGTATTACTGTAGCAACATCCATAAATACAGGAGCAACTTGTGTAAAAATGATTAGTGCCAAAATCGTAAGAATAATAATCCTACGATTCATTGCTGCCATTGGTGATTCTTTGTTAGCTTGTTCTCTTGCTTTATCTATTTGAGATGCTCTTGCTGTAAGAGCTTCCATTTGCATTTTATGTTCATCTTGTTTTGCTTGTTGATTTAAAGCAAACAACTTCATGAGATAACCCATGACTATAGGAAGAATATTTGTAATTATTGTCATCATTTGTCAAACAACTTTAATATAGCTACCTTTATTCTATTCCAAATATTGTTTTTAATCAATCTTCCATTTAAAGGATGTCTAAGTATTGGCATATTAATCTTCCGTTAATGATACAAATGCTGGGTCTGTGTCTGCTAATGGGTCTGTTGCATTAAAGTGCATACACTTATCTATGCTTCTAGTAAATGATTCTGTTTCAGGACCATAAGTTTCAGTACCATCATCAGCAGTATGTTTTACTTTTCTAACTTCTGTGTAACTAGCATTCTCATAAGCAATAACATCATCAATGGTTGTTAGTGCATTAATCTCAGTTTCTTTAGTATTGCCTTCTGTTCTAATTGCAGTTCTGTATGTTGCTACATCACTAGGTACTGCTGTGCCACCTTCTGTTGCTCTTACTACCATCCAATCTGTTTGTGATAGTCTAGCACCAACTTGTGCTTTGACCTTAGACACCATATTCTTTTTAAGTTCAGCAACATCTTTAGGATTGTCTGTAGTATTCCAATAGTATCTTTGGTCTGCTACTGCCTCTGGTGTATAAGATGTAATACCCAACTCTGCTAGTAGGTCTGCATCTTTAAATATTTGTTTAGGATAACGGACATCATTAATGACCATTTCCTTTGCTGTCTTTATTACTTCGCCATTATATTGCCACATATTATTCTCCGTTATCTTGCGTTAGTATATTTAAATGGGTTCTCTGCAAATGCTATGTAGAGGTATGTGTCGCCTGAATTATTCATTTCATTGTATGTTGCCCTATTTTTAAATCCATTAGATAGCGAATCATACCAACCAGAAGCACCAGCGTTAGCCTCTGCATTATTTAAATTAGGGTGTAGGTGATTTGTTACAGGATTATCTACATCTCTCTTATTATCTAATATCTGCCAGTTACGTGCCGAGTTTGTTCTCTTAACCATCACAAACGCAGGTCTAAACCCAGTGTACACAAAAGGACCATCAGTAGAACCATTACCAGTATATGAACCTACTTTACTAAAACCATCTACACTATGGAAGCAGTAGGCTATGTGGCTATCTCCAGAGCCGTTATTAAGTGAAGCGTTACTTAATGCAAAAGTAGTAGATGTTGGTGAAGTATTATTCCAATAAGCAGAAAGCGTAACAACGGCAGATGTATCGTTGAGAAACAACGCCCCAGTATTTCCTACTGATTCTGAATACACAGCCCAAGCTCGTGTTCCATCATCACGATTCTTAACAATAATCATCTCAGGTGCTGAACTCAGTCCGTGTCCTACTGTAGCACTACTTCCAGTACCTGTATAACTAACAATACTAAATCCTGCATCTTGGTTAGCACTAACAGTAGAGGTTATTGAACCATTTGTGTTTGATACTCCAGAACCATTTGCTTTCCAGTTCCAAGCGACATAAGTTTGACCATTATCAGACAATTTAACATTACTTTGGGTTGTGAACCCGTCGCTATCAAAAGATTGTAAACCAATAGTACCTTCTGAATCAGTACCATTAGAATATAAGTTTTTAGTAGCACCTCTTACTGCATCCATTAACATGTGGTCGTGTGTTACAGAGCGACATTTAATCCATACAAAGTCAGGCTGGAATCCAATACCACTAGCATTCTTAGTTGAACCATTACCAGTATATAACTTAGTATAAAAGTTCTCACTAGGAATAACTGCAGGGTCTGGTAGATTAGCAGTACATAATGCTAGATACCCACTAGGAGGTGTGTAATAGAAATCACCAATGTTATTACCATCTGTATTACCTTGTGCAGTTTTGTTACCTGCGAATGATGAGTCTTGTCCTGCGTTTATTACAAAGTCATAATTACTTGTACCACCATCTGAGTTAAATACATTTATAGTATAAGAACCATTAGCAATAGTATATGCAGAACCTTGGCTTGTTCCGTTTTTATAAAAAGTAATATCATTTGATGTAGTATCTACAGCGACACCTATAATGTCGCCTTCAGTAAAAGAACTACCATAAGAAGATTTTGTACCACTATTTTCTTTTCTGCCATCACCAATATAATAATATCCATAAGCATTAGCAGAACCACCACCAGAGTTACCTAAAGCACTCCAAGGTTCTTTTACAATACCAATTTTAGAACCTAAAGATGCTGATGCTTCTGACGAATCTGCAAAATATATTTCGTAATACCATTTACCAGATGAAGGTATATGAAATGTTGCATCAGTACCATCAGAAGGAGAGTTAGTACATCTTACATAACAATTACCTTCGCTTAAAGTATCTGTAGAGTTTGAACTTAGTGCATTCCAAGTAGCAAAGTTATTCGTAGGACTATCTACTGATATATCTGATTCAGTTAAATTGTTTGATTCCCAGTCATTGTTGTTACCAGATTGGTCTAACCAATAAGCAAACTCTCTAGTATCGGCAAATGCCATATAGATGTAAGTACCACCAGAGGCATTTGTATTTCCACCATCAGCTTTCCAAGTAAACCCTGTATCTGTAAAGTCACAATTATTGTAAGAAGTGTCATTAACTTCCGCATCAGGATTATTAGGTTCTAATCTTTTTGTAACAGGATTTATTGGATTTCTTGTGCTATCAACTATTTGCCAATCTTGTGCTGAGTCAGTTCGCTTTACCATTAAAAAAGCGGGTCTAAACCCAGTAGTTATTGAGTTACCAGATGCACCTGTACCCGTGTAACTACCAAACTTTGAATAACCAGTTACTGAGTGAAAACAGTAGGCAATAAAATCGTTTGAATTATACAAATCACTGCCAGGATTAATTACAGATGATGTAGGAGCACTAGAAAATATTGGTTCACCATTTGCTTCAGCGTTAGTTAAATTTAATTGCATAAAGTAATTACCGCCAGATAATCCAGTATGCCATACTCTCCAATGTGTAGCGGCTGTTCTAGGTCTAACAATAACCATCTCAGGTGCTTGTGATAATCCGTGTCCAACAGTACCACTAGAACCAGTACCCGTATAAGAAACTATACTCTGACCATAAGTAGGATTAGAATGTACTAAAGAAGATATTGAACCATCTTCATTTGCTTGTCTAACAGATATGTTATCCATATACCAATCTTGCGTACCATTGGTAGATACCATAATAGTCATTGTTGAACCAGATGGTGTTACCGCAATATGGTAAGAATTATTATTTGTTTGTGCACCTCCACCTAAATATGTTCCCCTGGTATTGTAGTCTGTATAGTCTGAGTCATATACATACAACCAAACATTACCACTTGAATAATTAGGAATATTTGCTCTAACTATATAATCTGTTCCTGCTGTTACTGAAACTTCTTGTGTGAAATAACTATCACCATTTGTTGCAGGGTCTAATACATAGTTACCATTATATGTAACTACATTATATGTACCTAATTCTGTTGTCCAACCAGATGTACTTCCAGTTGAAAAATCTCCGTTAGTAAGTAATTCTGAGTTTTCAAAATCACCCATATCCCAGCACCAAGCGACGTAAGGGCTGCCTGAACCATTAAACGCATCAGATGTTGTACCAACAGTAAAGCCGTCGTTTTCAAAATCTACAAAAGAACCTGATGTGTTATCTTCAGAGTTTGTATTATCAGAAGCAAGATACCTTGCCGCTGTTCTTACAGAGTCAACTATTCTGTGTGAACGTGCAGTACCCGTTGAGCGTTTCTTCATCCATACTAAATTAGGCTGAAAACCTACACCGCCAATATATTGTGTAGTTCCAGTACCAGTATATAAAGTTGTACTAAATCCTTCTACTTGATAGTCTTGCTTAAATGGTAGATAGAAACCATTAGTACCATAAGTACCAGTATATTCAATAGGTTTCCATTCTCCGTATGTTCCAGTTTCACCGAAGTTTGTAGGGTCTAGTGCTTGTCCATCAATAAAGTTTACTTCTGTTAGGTATCCGTCAAAGTTTGCAGAATATTGTGTTGCAGAGTCACCAATGGTATGTGGCAAAGAGGCATTTACGTCAGACTGATAATTTTGAGAAGGATAAGTTGCAGTATTAAACGCTGTGACACGTTCTCCATTCACATAAATTTTAATTCTGTCTGAACTTGTTGCTTGAGTCGTGTCGTGTTGAACAACAATGTGATACCACGCAGATGGGTCACGAAATACTTGAGTCGTTCTTAAATCCCAAGTGTGACTGCCATTTGAAATATCTGTGACTTCTAAGTTAACAGATGTATTTGAATGCAAAATAATAAATGTTCTGTCATTATCAGCGATTGGCGGTCTAGACTCAAACAACATGTGCGATGTACTAATATCTCCACGTTTAACCCAAGCACTCCAAGTCCAAGTTCTTTGGTTTCCTGCACTAGAAGGTGTCCTTCTTAGATAAGCATTATCAGGTCTATTAAATCTAAGAGATTGTTCTATCTTGTATGCAGTTGCTGATGCAGGAATTACATCTGAGTTAATTAATGCCATTACTGTTGAGCCAATGAGTTATAAACACGAACATTTGTACCATCTGATATATATCCGATCACATAAGTTCCTGCTGTAGTAATTGTAGTTAGCATATCTGCACCCATTACTTTAGTTGTTGATGCTGCACTTATTGTATGTCCACCAGTATTAACTAATACTATAGTGCCAGACTGACCATCTGGAATGTTAGTAAAAGTTAAAGTAATGTTACCAGTAGGTGTGCAAGTAAAGTTAGTACCTGCATCTAAATCAAAAGAACCATCATTATCTACGACATCTGCACTTCTAGCTGTGTCTGTAGTTACTGTGCCTGTTACCTCAATGCCTGTAGAGGTTGTGTTGAATTTTTGGGAGTTGTCGTAGTAAAGTCTTACATCTTCATTTTGTACAAACTGAGCCATGTACTCAGAATTAGATGCACCCATAACATTTATAGCCGTTCCGTTTGTACTAATAATAAAGTTGCCAGTACCTTCGTCACGAATAAGACTGTCGCTACCACTATGATAAATCTGTAGGTCATCACTAGCACCAAAAGTTGCTTTTTCACTATCACCTAATGCAATACCATCAGCAGTAATCTCACCTGTTACGTCAATGCCTGTGCCATTTGTGCGTATTCTTTCAACACCATTGGAGTACAAAACAACATTGCCATTGTTAATGGCTTCAATCATTTTAGTACCATCAACCTTTTGAAGGTTTATTTGTGTTCCGTTTGATTGGATATTTAGTGTACCAGTACCTGCATCATCAATAAAACTATTCGACCCATCGTGATAAATCTGTAGGTCTTGACTTGCACCGAACTGTGCTTTGTCGTTGTCGCCAAGATTTAAATTTCCGCCTAGCGTTAAGTTGCCAGTAATATCACCATCACCATCAATGTCTAGGCTATCAGCCTCTAGTTCACCTGTGATGTTTACGCCGTCTGACTTTGTTGATAATTTTAAATTGTTATCATAACGCAATGCTACTGGACCATTTTCTGTAGCAGAAATCATAAACTCACCATTTGAGCTGTTAATAGCTACTGTACTTCCTGTAATGGCGTTGCCGTTGGTGTCTAAGTCGCCACCTAGTTGTGGAGTTGTATCTTCTACAACATTTAATATTCCAGTATCTGTATCTGTTGCTGAAATAGTACCATCACCAGCAATTGTAATATTAGTACCAGCTGTCAAAGATGCAACAACATTTGCTGTGTCAGTTACATCTGCATTTGCTTCAATACCAGATAATTTAGTTTGCTCTGCATCTGTAAATGCGTTTGTATCTGCTTCACCTTCGTATGCAGTTTTAATTTCTGCACCAGTCTGGTCTGCTGTAGCACTTGCTTCAATGCCATCTAGTTTTGTTTTAAGTGCAGAAGTAAAGTTTTCATCAGATATACCTAAGTTTGCTTTAGTAATCTTTTTACTTTGATTAGTAGATACATCAGCAACTAAAAATAAATCGTTATCTGCTGCACTTGTTAATTCTGTTAATTCGGATACTTTAGTCGTTGCCATGTTTTACTCCGTAATAATGTAGGCGTTGTTTTGCTCATTATATAAATATATTGGACTGGTTTCTGTACTCTGTTCTAACTCAATCTCATAAGGTCCAGAATATTCTGGTAAATTTTCAGAATTATATTGTCTAAAGTTAAGATATTTAGCTCTAGATTTTCTTAATCTCCAATGAGCTGGTTTTACTGGTGGAAACTTTCTGCCTATTTTCATAATCTAAATAATTGTTTTCTTCTACCAACAGCTTGTCTTTTATCTAATTCTAACAGTTCTTCAACAATTTTATCTATCATAGGCTTGTATTGTCTTTTAACTGCACTATCTTTTCTAGGTGCTATATTACCACTATGATGTTCATAAACGCTTGAATTTGCTTTACTTCTTGAATCTGAAGGTGTACTTGTTTTAGTATGTGTGTACTCGTATGTAGTAGTTTCTACATTACCTTTTTCATTGTTTGATTTTAATTGTGTACCGCCATAAGTAGGTGCTTTACCATCTGATTGTACTGACTGTAAATCTTCTTTAGGGTCAAACATTTCTTCTAGCATCTTAACAATACTGGATGTTTCATTTTCTGGTTTGTCATCTCCAGGAAAATACAATGCGTTTTCAGCACAATATTCATCTATGCTTTTATAGTCATCATCGTCATCTTTCATGTGTCCGTATTCAGACTCATACTCTTGCATAAGTATGGTTTGCCAAATTTGACGAATTTTATCTTTGACTCTTTCTATATCTAAACTATCTGTAGTGTTATCAAATATGTCATGCATAACTTTTACCTACTGTATTGTGTCTTTTGTTTTCTCTTTTGTTCCATCTATCTCGTAACTCATGTGTTGTGTTCCAAGATTTACCAGACGATGTAATTCCGTATTGTACATTAGTACAAAATGTTTGTTTATAGTTTGCTGGTTTACCGCACTCTGAACAGACCTGCGGTTGTGTTCTGTCATCAAAAGAAGATACATGGTCACTGCTATGATTATTAATGCAATGATATTCATATATTGGCATATTACCTCCTAATTAACATATTGAAACCCTCTCGGTTAAGAGAGGGCTTTGTATGTCAACTATTAAGCAGCTGGAACAACAAACGCTACACCAGCGTTATCACGAAGTTCTTTAACACCATAAATAGTGTCAGCAGTAAATAGGTCACCTAAGTACTCTTGCTTGTACTGAGTTTGAGTTCTAACACCAACTTGCTCAGCAAATATTAAAGCGTCTGAGTGAATAATCATACCAACTCTGTTAGAAACAGGAGTTGTATCAGTTGAAGCAATTGTAGGACAGTTAGATGTTACATAAACATCAACACCATATACTTGACCAATCTTACCATTCTTAATTGCATCGCCATTACCAATGAATTGTTGCTCAGTAAATCTAGCGATACCTAGCATATCATTAGCAGCAACTGGAGGAAGTACTAAAGAACGACCATCCATAGGGACATCTGCATCATCAAGAGTAAGAATCATTCTACGGATACCAGCATCTGTGATGTCTGTAGAGTTAGATGAGTTACCAGTATAAGCAGTAGAACCATCGCCACCGATTACAGCATTTTCAAAAGAAGCTGCACCAGTACCACCTACTGTACCGCCTTGAAAACCTTCTGCTAATGCAAATAAGTCATCATCTACTTGTGTAGCAAGAGCGTATCCAGCATCGTCTGTGTAGAATTTTCTCATAGAAGCTAGAGCTTGTACTTCAGCAATATCTTCAATTAGCTTTGAATATTCATAGTGCTTGTTAATGCTAACAGTTACTACTTCATTAGTAGCAGCTGAAAGAGTTACTTGAGTATTTGCTTGTTTTTCAGAAGCTGAACCTCTAGCAGGTTTAGGGATGTTAATTGCATCACCTTTTTTACCTTTGTGGTTAAGTTTTGTTACTAAGTTAGCAACAACCAAATTAGCTTTGTATGCACCAATAACCTCATCAGACCATAGCTGAGGAATAAAATTATTGGCAACCGCAGCAGTAGTATTATTTGTACCTAATGGCATAATATTCTCCTATTGTTTACCTTACACGACCCTCTTGGTACGCTTGGTATATATCTTCCGAATATGCCGCATACTTTTCTGGGTCTCTTTGACGCAGTTCAATTAAATCTTGACTGCGATATATTTTTTTCCCAGCAGTAGAATCACCAGCAGACCTAGTTTCAGAGCTAGTTTGCTTCAAAGCTTTTTGTCTAGCCTTGTCTTGTTTCTCTTGTGCTTTCTTTGTGGCATCCATCATATTGGTTTGCTTGTACATTGAAAGAACATTAGCTCCTAGTACTGGGTCATAGTTAGCATCAGCAGTATCATAAGTGTATTTCATACCTGGATTATCTTCCAACCATTTATTAAAGCCATCACTAGCGACAACTTCTCTAAAGTCTGGATGCATAGATTCAAGTTTTTGAACACTTGCTGCCTGTTTTGCTTGTATCTGTACTTGTTTAGCTTGTTGTATTTCAGGATGATTAGCAATTGCTTTATTAATAGCTTCTTGTGGGTCATCATAAAATGCTTCACTAAAATCGTACTCTGGTTCTTCTACTGCTTGTGCAGTATTTGTTTGTTGCTGTGATTCAAGTACTTGTTTAAGTAAAGCTCTCATCTCACCAAGTTCATTGGCTTGACGACTCTTTAACTTTTCAACTTCTTGATGCATAGCAACCACTTCCTCAAATGATTTATCTGCATACTTGCCAGGAATCTCACTTGTCGGTTCAGCTTCAACCGCAGTTTCTTCAGTAGGTGTACTTTCTACTAATTCTTCTGATGTAGCTTCTACAGTTTCAACTGTATCTTCAGCTACAGACTCTGTGCTTTCTGTTATAGACGCATCATTTAACTCTGTGTCATTTACTACTATAGTCATAATGTTTTTCTCCTGTCCATCATTGTGGGTTGTAGGTCATTATTATTAAGATGGGGGCGTTTCCGCTTGTTCCATCGCCAATTTTGTTGCTTCTTCTAGACTTAATAACAAACCTAGTATTTGCAACTGACCCTTAGCGTGATAAAGGTCATTTTCGTTTTGAATAGTGCTAATATCTTTAACACTTTTCTCAATATTTAACAGCTCTGCCTTTAAATCTATCCAGCCTTCTGACATAAACAGGTCTTGTCTATCTCTAAAAAACTCTTCATCTGTCTTTGGCATTACTGTATGTTAGTTCCTAAGTTAACTTTTTGTGCTTTTTCAGCCGCAGTTGCTAAATTAAGTGCAGTTTCAGATTTAAGATGCTCAGTTTCTGGAATATTTCTATCAGTTTCTGACATCTTGTTTGCTATATCTGCTTTTGCTTTAGCAATTTGTATTCGTTTTTGCTCCATATCAAGAACATGCTTCTGTGCATCTGCTTCATCTGGTACAGTTCTTTGTGCTTCTGCCATGTGAAGTTGTGCTTTAGCATTTTCTTCTGCTGCCTCAGCTTGTATCTTCTGAATCTCAGCTTGTGCTTTTTGCATTTGCATTTGAATACCCATCTGTTGCATTTGTTGTTGCTCTGGAGTCGGATTCAATGCTTGTGATAGTCTATTTACTATCGCATCTCTGTTATGAATAGTAGAGTTTTGGAACATAGTCATCAATAAGATGTTAAATGCAGGTGAATCTTTAGGCATTGATTGCATCATCTGTACCATTTGCTGCATTTCTAGTTCTTTTGCCATAATCCCCATACTTGAATATGGAATAAACTTAACATCTACTACTGGGTATCTGTTTACATCAAACTGAATCTTACGATGTAATGATTTATTAATCATAGGAATCAAGAATGTGTTTTGGAAATTCATTAATGTACGCTTTTGGCGTTTAATACTTGCTGCAAGTGCCATTGACATACCAGAAGATGTAGCTCTGTCTGCAACTTGCATGTCTGCAGAACCAGTCGCCATCTGTACCATCTGATTTAGTGCGTTTACTTGCGTAAATGTAGCTGTATCTGTCTGACCCATGTTTAATGGGAACAATGCAGTACGAGGGTCGCCATTTGTTAGTACAGTTTTTCCAGGTCTAACCTCAAACTTCACACCTCGTGGCAATTTAGTTGCATCAGCAGCCATCATAGGTGTAGTTGTTAGTGCAAGAGAGTCAATTCTTGCTCTCATTTCCGTATCTAGTGCTTTTTGTACATTGTATCCCTTCTCACATATACCACGCCCCCAGAATTTGTTGGGTACTATGTCATGTTGGTAAGCAATAAATGGTCTATCTTTCATCATAAACGCATTTTCTTCTGCTCTTAGGATATATGCATCGTTTACTACTGTAACAACAGCTTCAACCATCTCATCTTTAGAGTCATATTCAAAATCATCCTTGTCAGCCTTAGCTTTTAGGAAGCGTTTTGGTACAAGACCCCAATATTCTGTAATTTTTACGGAATCAGACTCATCTGCTTGATGCATTTCTTCGTCAAATCCAAAATCATTAATGTTGTAGTCGCCATCTAGCGGTACATCTCTGTAAATTCCAGCTTTAATACCTTCAATTACATGGTATCTAGGTTTAATAACCTCATGTGCTACCCCTAATGCATCTTCAATAGAGTTTGCAGACGGGTCCATGATAAATTCTTTAGGTGAAATAGGCTCAACTTTAACATCAATGCCCATAAATTCACTAACAGTACGCTCAGATGCCATTGTTCCTTCAATTGGCATTTGACTTGGTACTCTTTCTATACTTTCTTCTACTACAATCTTAGCAATACCAGTACCATAAATAGCACCATTAAGGAATACTTCGTTAATTGCGTCTTTACAACCTGTTTTTTCTAAATCTTCTTGTAATAAATTGCGTACAAACTCTGCATCTCTATCTTGTTGGTCTAAATAATCATCTTGTAAATCAAACCACTTACCACGACCAAATGTAGCTTCTTCTAATTCTGCAACCGCAGCTTCTACAGCTTGTTGTAATGCGGGAGATATGATTCTAGACTTTTCAGATAAACGAACAACATCTTCACTTGACCAAATACCACGCCACAATCTGTAGTATTCATCCCATTTCTGTTCGTAATTAGTATCTCTATGATTTCTCCAAGACTCTAATCGGTACATTAACCAACCAGATAATGCTTGATATTGTGATTCTTTATTTTGGTCCATAATTAGGATAGTTTTTTGCGTAATATAACATAAATTAAATTATAGTTTACTTCTTTTGTTAATATCCCGCTACTTCGTCTACTGGTTCCCACTCATCATCCAATTCAATCGAGTGTGCAAAATCAGCAATAGATACTTGGTCTATATAAGCTAGTGCATCAAGCATATCATCATGTGCTAATCTATTTGGAAAGTCTACCATCTGCGATATAAACTCTCTCCACTCTTCATCTTCATTAAAAGATATTTGACGATGTTCCATTCTTCCTTGTAACGCCCAGACAATTCTGTCATTCTTTTTCTTACCACCATGTCTTAGCTCATGTATTGATACATACTCGCCATTACTTCTCATTTCATCTTCAAGGTAAGGTAATATTGCGTTTCTTAACGCACCCGTTTCAATACCTACACTTGTTGCTTCTACCTCTACTGCTGCATCTAGTATTTTTTTTGCAGTTTCTTTAATGTGCCATCTACCATGCAGTATCTTGTACACCCACCACTTATCTTGATAAATCTTAACAATCGCAATTGCAGTTTCATCTAATTTAGAACGCTTTAAATTTCTTTCTTTTTCTACAGCTTCAAAACCAGCAGGGTCTACAGCAATTACAAAATTGCCCTCTTCTGGTTCTTCGCCAAATTCAAACCACTCTTCATCAAATATTCCACCACTAAATGTTTCAAACGATGCTTCAAACTCTTGTCTAAACGACATAGACGACATAGTTTTTTTTGCAGCTTCTATTTCAGTTTCAGGAATAAACGGATTGTCAGTTGAGTTAAACTGCCACGCCTCCCAATCATCATCATTAAATGAATCTTTGTACAAATCATAGAAATGGTTTTTACCAGCAGGAGTACCAATAAATAACGCACCACCTTGCACATCAGCAAGAGTAGGTCGAATAATTTGCTCCCACACAACAGGTTTCATAGATGCATACTCATCTAACACCACATACGACAAACCAACACCACGAAGAGTGTCAGGTCTATCAGAACCTTTTAGGAATATCTTACGACCATTAATTAAAGTCAATACAGCAGTATTCTCATGAGCTTGTGCAATTAAGTCTTGCCCCAAGTCTTTAAGCATACCCCACATAATATCTTTGGATTGTTGAAAAGTAGGACCAATATAGAACACATCTTTCTCTTCTGATTGTATTGCCTTAATCAACAATATCCATGCAGCTAATCTAGATTTACCAAATCTTCTACCTGCTGCTACAATCTTAAAACGAGCATCAGAGTTAAATATACTTAACTGTGCAGGATGTAGGTCAACATTTAATTCAGCCATTTACTGACTCAGATACTTCAATGATTAACTCATCATCATCTTTTTCTTCTGGCTCTATTAATCTTTCAGCATCTACAGATTTAATCTTTTGTTTGATAGTATCACTAGCACCCACATTAATAATTACTTGAGATTGTTGTTTAGCTTTGTTCGGGTCAATTGCTTTTTGTACAGGTAAGATTCTATCCATACACATCTTCAAACAATGAACATCTCCATCCATAGCTTTCTCAATTACTTTTTCTACAATCTTTGGACCTTGCTCTGTCATCATTTCACGAGCAAGTAAAGTGTACTTATTTAAAGAACCTTTTGGTCTACCCTTAGGGTTTAACACTACACCTTTTTTAAGTGCAGGATTACCACGAGTTTCACTTGGGTTCTTTTTCTTTCTTGGGTCTATGTATTTAGGCATAGTCGTAATATACACAATAAACAAACAAATAACAAATCTTATATTTAATATTAGAGTTTGACGGAATTCAATTCATCAGCTAAAATCGAATCTTTCCAAACTGGTTGTTAACTACTTCAGCTTCGAGTGCGGAAACTCTCCAAAAACAACAAGAGCCTTGTAGTGATGTACACTCTGCTTGGCTCGACCAAGTCCAAATCCTGTTTCATGTGCTAGGGATAGTATATACACAATAACCCAACTGCGTTTGTGGGTCCCCCCTCGGTACCCAATGACCATCAGTTTAACGGGTAGTTGGTAGGAAACAACCTCTAGTTACGAAGCGTTGTACTCTGCGTTACGACTTCGTTACGAACTGTAAATGAATGTCAGCAGGATTCACAACCCAAACCAACAAGGACACACAACCACGCAGGTGGGTCGACAACATCTGACCGACAGGGAAGATACCTTTTTGCCGACAGGCAAACCACTTGGTGAGCGAACAGCGAATCCTTTCTTCCAACCGAGTGACCGACAGGGAGCGAGGAAAAATTTTTTTACTATTAAACAATTATAGAATTAATCGATTGTTGATTAGTTTACTATCGATTTTTTTATTATAATAAAGTGTTGACAAAGTATATACATTTGATATAATATACACATACCAAAACAAAAAAGGAGATAAAAATGGTAGAAACAAAAGCAACATATAAAGTAGAAGAAATGACTAATCACAAATTAGTTAAAACTACTAGAGGAAAATTAGACTTTATGCAAATGATGTTAATGGCAGGAAGATTAGAAGAAGCAAACGACCTACTCAACCAAGCATACAATTGTTTAGAGCAATTAGAAATTAATACCAAATAATTTAACGGGGGAGAAATCCCCCAAACCAAAACCAAAAAAAATAGGAGATACAAAAATGAAAACAACTACTACAAAATACTTATTTGAGTTACCAAAAAAGAACACAGAAAAAATGAGAAATAAAATTCTTAGTCTTAGAAATCTAATTAATGAAATGGGCGGTGTTCGTTTTGAAGAGAATTACAGCAGTAATAATTTTGAAATTAAAGTCTACAATTATCCATACGCCATTAGACACTATGCAACAGTTTTAGAAATGATGGAATTTATTTTTGAAAAAGATAGTGTAGAAATCATTAGTGGAATTGTAGAAGAATAAAGTTTATCTCTCGGCGGGTTGAAATTCCCGCCAACCTTTTTTCCAAAAAAAAACTCAGCATCTTTTTGCTGATAATTCCAGCAGGGTTCATCCCTGCGACAACCTTGCCAACGGCAAGACCTTTCCCGCAAACTTTAGTTTGCATCTCATCCGACAGGATACCTTTATCCGCATTTTTCCAGCAGGGGAAAATGCCAAATTTTTTTTAGCAAAGACTTGCATTTTATATTTACTTGGTATATAATAAACATACCAAAACAACAAAGAGGTATACAAATGAAAGCACAAGAATTTAAAAAGCAAGTAACAAATCAAATCATTGACTTAATGAAAGACAATGGCAAGGACTGGATTAAATCGTGGGCAGGTGGCAACGCAGGATTTCCAAAAAATGCAGTAACTAAAAATTACTATCAGGGTATTAATCCAATCTTGCTAATGATGAGCGGTGCAAGTTCAGACAAGTGGGCAACATACAAACAATGGACTGAGCAAGGCAGACAAGTTCGCAAAGGGTCAAAGGCAACGCAAATTATTTTCTATAAAACTTTGGTCAAAGAAAATGAAGAGGGTGGCGAAGATAAAAAAATCCCAATGCTAAAAACTTACGCAGTATTTAATGAGGAACAGTTAGAGGATTATCAACAACCAGAAGAGAACGGCAGAGCGTTTGAGGACTTTAAAAATGTTGAGCAGTTTGTTTGGAATACTGGGGCAACGATTCAACACAACGAAAACTCAGCTTATTATTTTCCAAGCATGGATTATATAAACATGCCAAACAAAAAATCTTTTCTAGATGTTGACGGAGCAACAGCAGAGCAAAATTATTACGCAACTCTTTTACATGAATTAACACATTGGACAAAGCACGAAACCAGATGCGACAGAAAACAATCAACCAACAAAACCGAATACGCTTTTGAGGAATTAGTTGCAGAGATTGGAAGCACATTTCTTTCAGTTCATTTAGGCGTTGAAAAGAAACCACTAGAAAATCATGCGAAGTATTTGAATAACTGGTTGGAAGCATTAGAGAATGATAATAATCTAATCTTTAAAGCATCAGCACAAAGTGGCAGAGCGTTTGACTATCTCATCAAGTGCCAAGAGCAATTGAAAAAAGTTGCATAAGATTCTCGGGAAGTTAAACGCTTCCCGATTTTCGCACCCAATTCTATCAGCTTCTTGCTGATACCTTTCCCGCTGACCTTGTGTCAGCAAAACCAATCCCGCAGGGATTACCTTTCCAACCGCTTTGACCGACAGGGCAAAGCAAAAATTTTGTAGGGAGAATTTTTATTTTAAAAAAAATCCCTGTGACTTTTTGAATTTAATGTTATTCATGTCATGCAAATTAAAAGGTAATACTTATTTGGGAAAGAGGTGGGACTTTAACTCACATTGCCAAGATGAAAACTTGGAGTCTTACCTACCCAACACACAACCTAGTCTAGAATGTTTGCGATTTACAAGGTCGGTTGTATATATCTTTCTGCACTCTATCGCTAAATAGAGCAGTCCGCTAAAACCTAACATATTACATATATACTTTTAGACGACTCTTTCCAAATAAATACTATCCTTTTCTTATTTAGTTAGATACTATTATACACCTATTATTTACTTTGTCAATACTTTTTTAAAAAAAAATTTAATAACATAAAACGGATCGTGAAACAATAGACAGTAAATGGACAGTAAATGGACAGTCAATGGACGCTAAAAAAAATAGTTGACATTCTTATTTACTTATGATATACTGAGCATACCAAAAACAAATAGGAGATATAAATGACAAAACATTATTACCCAAAATACGAAGATAAATTTGTGACACATACAATAATGACACAAGAAAAAAGAGATGAGTTAGTAAACAAATACAAACTAGGGTACAAACAAGGAGTCTATACCAAACTAGAAAAAGATGAATTGATTGAAGCAATTGAATATGTTTACAAACACAAAGTAAGACTAGCAAGTTTTGGATTTTAATAAGAGTGTAACTAATAAGGTGGGTTTAAAAACCCACCGACCAAAAACAAATAGGAGAAATGAATATGAAACAATCAACAGAATCAATCATTGCTAGTTTTAATGAGCTATTAGAAATGGCAAAAGAAGAAGAAGTAAAACAAAGAATAAGTAAGTGGAGTTTATTAGCACCTACAATTATTGAATTGCACGACAATAAAAATTTCACTTATAAAGAAATAGCTGATTGGATTTTATTACATAAAGGTATTGAAGCAAGTTCAACCTCAGTTTATCAAGCATATAAAAAATATAAACAGGAGAAATAAATATGAAATGTTGTCCGCATTGTGGTGATACAGATATAGAGTTAGTACCAGTAGCAGATGGAGTTAAGTTTGATGTTAGACCTCAACTTAAAGATGGCACATATACTATTAGAGCAGGCGTTATGAAGATTACTTCTGTTGAAGATTTAATTGAGATTGCAGAAATGAATGCTTGTAGACCTTATGCTTATTGTCATAGTTGTACTGCTGAGTTTGACTATACGGGATTAGATGAAGATGATTATCAAGGTGACGAGGAGGAGTAATGTTTGAGTTACATTTATTTTTTATGGGCATGATTACATTAGCAATATTCTGGTTAGCATGGAGTACAAGATGACACGCAAATTATTAACAGAAGCAGACAAGAAAGAAATAACTGACATAGAGTTTGACGGGATAGACCACACAGACTATCCAGATTATTGTGATGCGTACATAACTTATGCAACACTCTATGACAGAGAATTAACAGACGAAGAGATAGACGAATTAAATGAAGATAGTAGTTTTGTCTATGAATGTTTGATGGAATATTTACATTAGGAGAATGACATGCAAATTACATTTTGGGAATTGTTCCTAGCTATATTTGTACTATGGATTACTTGGGAATTTTTTAAGATAGTTGAAGAAAATAATAAAATAAATTCTACACACGATATAGATTAGGTGTATAATTAAACTACCAAAATAAAAAAGGAGAACAAAATGGAAAGCAGAACAGACGACATTAACTATATCAGACATCCAGAATTTAATGGAGATGATAGACCAGAAGATATTGTCAGAGTTCCTATATCAGAAGATGATTTAGAAACATTAAGAGAAAGAGTTATTGAAGGACTTGGCAACCAATCAAAAGAATGGTCTTGGTTTTTACAATCTAAACTAGGAGCGGACATTGAAATTGTATTCTATTCCGAAGCAGAAGATGAATAAAGAAAAGTTTTATAACAGACTGTACGCAGAACAACACAACGAACATGTTTGGAAAATCTACTGGAGGTTTGCAACAGGTGAAGATAGAGTTGAGTTGTTTAGTGTTACAGCATATACCGAAAGCGGTGCAATGGATAAAGCACTATGCAGAATATCAGATGCACTTGAATTAGAAAAAGAGGAGAGAGAAGAATGAGCGTAATGAGTAATTATTTTTTAGCCATGCAAGAAGATGCTAAAGAGATGGACTTAAAAGAATTTGTAGATAAATACGGAGATACAGCAGACAACCATAACTTATGGTATGAGGTTAATGATGTCAAAGAGTAGTCCGTTTCGTGCCTATGTTAATGAGATGTACATGGCACACAAAGAAGAATGTAAATGGTATCGAATACCATGTAAGTTTAAAACACTAAAAACTTATTGGCGTGTTAATAAATTATTTTTAATACGAAAGTGGAAAGAGGAGAAAGAAGAATGAACAGTTTATTTCAAACGATTGCATTACAAACTGCAAGAAACTATGACATGAAAATGCATAAAGAATTTGTTGATGCTGTAAATAAAATCATGGAGTCAGATGAGTATCAACAAGAACATGACGAACAGTCATTGAAGATAGCACTAGACAATAAAGGAGAAAGACATGAGCGAAGTATTTAAAAAATTAGATGCGATTAATGTAAATGATTATGTTGATAAGAAAGGTAGTTACTCATATCTATCATGGTCAGATGCATGGAGAATGGTTAAGCAAGAGTTTGATGATGTATCAAGCACAGTCTATGAGAATGCAGATGGTTGGAATTATCATCATGATGGTAGAACAGCATGGGTAAAGACAGGCGTTACTATCAATGGAGTTGAACACATTGAATACTTACCTATCATGGACAATAGAAACAGAGCAATACCACTAGGTAATATAGACTCAAGACAAGTCAACGATACAATACAAAGGTCAATTACTAAAGCCTTTGCTAGACATGGACTAGGTTTGTATATCTATCGTGGTGAGTCATTGCCGAAGTCAGAGTCAGAAGCAGAGAAAGAAGAAAGAGAATTGCTACAGACAAAGTATCACAATGCTTTTGAAAAGGTAGCAAATGACCAAGACGAATACGGATATGATGAATTAGCAGAAGAAATAAAAACAATTAAGCATAGTAATTCTGTCATTAAGTTTATTGGTGAACAACAAAGTGCAGAGTTAAAAGCGTTTAGACAGAAGATGAAACAAAGGAGTAAGTCATGAGCGAAACACAAGACGAAAGACTTTTAAAACATTTACAAATGTACAATACAATTGACCCGTTAAGAGCGTGGCAGTTATTAGGTATCTATAGATTGTCAGCTGTTATACACAGACTAAGAAAGGTTGGTTATAATATAGTTACTGAACGAATGAAGGTGCAAAAGCAATTTGGTGAGAGTTGTAGTGTTGCCAATTATAAACTAGAGAATTAGCGGGGTATCGCTTACCGATGCTATTCGGGGGAGTCATCTATAAAATGCTCATTTTTGTATCCTTACTTCCTCGTTAGGTAAAGAGAACAAGCGGGATTGGTTGCCCTAAGTAACCGCTATTAATTAATAAGGAGTATGCAATGGAATACGATAATACAAACACAGGCAAACTATTTGTTACAGACCCTGAGAAGTTAAAACAAAACCCTAAGTATCCTAACTTAACAGGAAGCATTAACATCAATGGTGTTGAGCATTGGTTAAGTGCATGGACTAGAACAAGTGAGAAAGGCACAAAATGGATTAGCATATCTATTGGTGATAAAAAAGAGAAGCAACCAGAACAACAAAAAACTTATGTAGAAAATGGTGCGGGGGAAGTCAAAGAGTTTGAAGATAATATACCATTCTAATATAGGCGGGTGAGATTCCCGCCATACCAAATATAGAGGAGATTATATGAGCATCATAGATAATATCATTATCAATCATACTGATATGGAAGTAGAGAAATACTCAGGTGGTTCACTACTATCTACAGTTACACATAACAATACAAGAGTAACTTACAAGTTACATTTATTCTTTGGTTATGATGAGAAAAGAAACACAGTATCTAGAACAATAGAATTAACAGAACAACAGTTTGTAAAACTCGGGGGAGAGTTAGCAAAGAAGAATAATTCTGTACTGCAAGATAATAAAGAAACATTATCTGATGATGAGTTGTTCGGTACGAGTTCGTTACGAGTTCGTAACGAGCCTACTCTTACTAATACTCTTACTACAAATACTTTAAATACTAATACTTTAGATTTAAAAAAGTATAACGAATACGATAAAGATATTATTACTGAGTTACTAGCACATAGAAAGATGCTTAAGAAACCTATTAAGACAAACAGAATGTTGAGCGGTCTACTAGCAAACCTAGAAAGATATGCAACTCATTGGAAGATTTCTTTTGAAGAGGCATGTGATTTCTATCTGCAACAATCATGGATTAGCATAGACCCTGAATATAAATACACAGGTAGACACATCAAAGAACCAACACAAGACTTATCATTTGCAGAGATAAGACAGAAGTTACAAGAAGCCAAAGTTATTAACATCAATAAACAAATAGGATAAATTATGTACCAAGCAAACGAGAAAATAGATTTAAGTTTAATTGCTACTGACATAGCACAATGGTCAATCATGCATTACGGATACTTTGTTAAGTCATCACTAGACAAGGTTGAATTAATACAAAGATTTGCAGAGGACTTAGGTAGATTACCTGAGAACGCATTACGATTTGTATTGAAAGTTGAAGAGGAATGGATAGATAATGGACAGACTAGACCACCTACTATTCCTGAGTTCCTTGCAGAGTTAAGGAAACATCACAACAGAGATAACACACAGAAGCAGATAGCTTACAAACCAGACAACAGAACAGACTATGCAGGTATGTGGAATAGTGCAGAACACAGAGGACTAGAAGCATGTACTCACTACATGAAAACTATCTTTAACAAAAGAGTAGTGTCACCTGCTACCAAGTATGTCATAAGAGAATACTTCTTGAAACAAGGTTATGATTTTGTTAAACTAAACAAAAAACTTGGAATGTAATATGGCAAATAAACCAGTAGACAAGAAGAGAATGGCTTGTAATAAACCTAGAAGAACAACAGGCGGTTCCAAAAAGTTTGTCGTCAAGGCGTGTGAAGGGGGAGTTGAAAAACTAATACGCTTTGGTGACCCTAACATGAAGATTAAAAAGTCTAACCCAGCAAGACGCAAATCTTTTAGAGCAAGACACAAGTGCGATACACAAAAGCCAAGCAAGT